CACAGCGGACGTAATTGGCTGCACACGGCAACAGGCCAAGGCCCACACGTTCAAGCCCCTGTATGGGGGCACCACAGGCACTGAAGCACAGAAGCGATACTATCGTGCCTTCAAAGAGAAGTACGCAGACATCACTATGTGGCATGGGGAGTTGCAACGACATGCAGTCAAATACAAAAAGGTCCGACTACCGTCTGGCAGAGAGTACATGTTCCCGGGATGCAAGTGGACAGAGTGGGGTACAGCAACCAATCGCACCGCCATATGCAACTATCCTGTGCAGGGCTTTGCCACTGCAGACCTACTCCCTCTGGCTCTGGTGTCCTTACAGAAGACAATTACAGATGCCAATCTCCGCAGTGTGATCTGTAACACAGTCCACGACTCTATTGTAATGGACGTACACCCAGACGAAAAAGACACGTGCATAAATATTTTGCAACATGCCATGTTGGCTTTACCGTTTGAAACTATTCGCAGATACGGACTGATCTACGACATGCCAGTGGGCATAGAAATTAAAATAGGAAAAAACTGGCTTGACTTGGAAGAAGTTAGTTTGTAATATCTTTCTACAACCCTAGACAACGAGGTGAAAATGTTAGGGACAAACTTAGCGGCACTTGACGATGTGGATAAACTCGTCCAAGCGTTCGAGGCTGGCGACGACCAAGCCTTGATGGAAGCTACTGGACAAAGTACAGGCGGCAACCGACAGGTTGGTTTGCCTAGAATAAACATCAACTACGATGCAGAGGACGAGGACGGAAAGCCCTTGACCCGTGGCGAGTGGAAGATGATGTACGAGGGTAAGATGGTGTATGCTCCCTCTGTAGACATACAGATTTTGTTGCGTACCTACGAGTACAGCGTGTGGGATCAGGAGACTGGTTCCTTTTCAAACAAGTCTGTACAGAAGACGTTGCTTTCGGGTGACTTTCCCGACAGTTTGGGGGGCAACAAGTGTGGTCGGTTGACCCGTGATGAAGAGGACGCTCTGTCAAAAGACGATCCTGCCTACTTGCATTCACGCTCTGTGGTGTGCAATCAGGTCATCTACGGCAAACTAACAGGTGACTTTGTAGACGCAGATGGTAACGGGATTCAGATCAAAGATCAGCCTATCATCTCCTATTTCAAAAGGTCGGGTTTCAAACCTGTTGCCGACTTCATCGACACACTGAACAAGCAGAAGAAGGTTATGCAAAAATGTATAGCTAACTTCTCTACCCAAAAAAATAAAAAGGGCAGTGTGACGTACTGGACTCCGGCGGTCAGCTTTGCAAAGACCACGGACATTAAGGATGCGGACAAGGACTTGATGCGGATGTTTGGGGATACAGTGAAGGCTCACAATGAGACTATCACTAACCAATATCGCGAAGCAGTCAAGTTGGTTGTTACCAATGACGAAAGCGATCTAGCGTCGGATTTCGTCGATGTTCACACAACTTAAAGTCCAAGACTTTCTGACAAACGCACTCCGGGGGGATGTAACAGTCTCCCCGGAAAGTATTAAAAACTTTTCCCAAGACTGTACAGAAGCCATCACCAAGCAGATGAACCGTGGCGACGACGGTTATCGTATGCGTATGTCTGGTCTGGGACGCCCTCTCTGTCAACAACTGCTGGAACGCGAAGGCCACAGGGAAGAGATGGAATACAACGCCATCTTTCGCTTCCTGTTTGGCGACCTGACAGAGGCTGTCGTGATGATGATGCTGCGCGAAGCCGGTGTCGAGATCGTAGACTTCCAACGCGCCGTCGAGCTAGAAATAGCTGGTCACAAGATCAGGGGCACTCTCGACGTGATCCTGCGTGACGAACTTGGCGAAGAGAAAGTCTGGGACATCAAGTCGGCAAGCGAGTGGGCCTACAAGTACAAGTACACTGGCGCAGGCGGCTATGAGGCTATCAAGCGAGACGATCCCTTTGGCTACCTGATGCAGGGCTTCCTGTACGCAGAGGCCACAGGGCTACCCTTTGGTGGCTGGATTGTGGTCAACAAGTCCAGTGGAGAGATAGCTGTCGTTGACGTGCCTGACTGGTGCCAAGACGACAAGAAAGAATATCTCAAGGACGCTGTGCGGCGTGTCAAGATATTGACAGACCCAAGTGTCAAACCTCGGATAGACTTCAAGGACGAGTTTGAGACATACCGCAAGGACGGTCAAGACGTTCGCACAGGCAACAAGGTTCTGGCGAGGCAGTGCGGCATGTGCGGCTTCAAGCACCACTGCTGGCCTAAGGCTGTGTACCACGACAAGGTCACGTCCCGCGCTAAGAACAGGCCAAAGACGTGGTACAGTCGCCTAAAGAAAAAGGTTCTGTGATGCCCTACATCTTTGTACGAGACTACGACATCGACATGATGCAACTAAACAAGGATGTGTATCACGTCTTTGTCGAGTCTGTCATGCAAGCCGGTGGGGAGCGCAAGGTGGTGTATCTGCGTCAGCACGAACGAGGTATGCCTATGACACTGCGTAACAACTACGCCGACATTGGTCTGTTTACTGCAGAAACAGAGGCGCGTGACGTACGCAACATAGAAACAGAACTGCAGAACATTAGTCGTATATCCTACAACGGAGCAAATGTGTGTGTGCCGATATTGCCCCTCTCAAGAGAAATGGACAGTATACAAAGACTATCCCCAAAACTGGCAGGCTATCTAAAAAAACGAATGGACTCGATAGGAATGTCACTATGAAAAGTATGGGGGGATACAGGTCACACTTCGAGCTAAACGTAGCTAGATCGTTGCGACAGAAGGATGTGGCGTTCGAGTACGAGAAACGCAAGGTTACATTTGTACCCAAGCCCCGCACGTACACGCCTGACTTCTACTTCCCGTCCACGGATATATTTGTAGAGGCCAAGGGCAAGTTCGACAAGAACGACCGCGTAAAGATGCTGCTTGTCAAGGAACAGAATCCGGACTTGGATATTCGCCTTTTGTTCCAGAACGCACGCAATAAGATTTACAAGGGGTCAAAGACCACGTACGGTGCTTGGGCTGATCGACATGGTTTCGAATGGGCCGAAGGACACATACCGGAGAGTTGGTACAAAAATGGAAGAAAATGATATGGAGTCCATGCTGGAGAAAGCCAGCCTGTTGCAAGATAGGTGGTATATCATCCTGCGACAGACAGGTGACGACAACATCAACATGGCCGCTTACGATACAACAATAGAAGATGAAGACGATGAATACTTCTCTGCCGGGACTGTGATTCTGTCAGGGCTTGTGGAGTTGATGGAGTCTGACTTTGATCGGGTCATGGCAGCAGGTCTTGCCCGACTGAATTTTGAACACGAAAAGCAGATCATAGAAGAGTCCACCGGCAATGGTGCAAATGTTGAAACCTTTCCCGGCACCAACATAGTCAAGGTAGATTTTGGAAAGAAGCAATGAGACACGAAGAATACATGCGGATGCGAGAAGAACTAGAACAGGCTGGGAAAGAGGCGTACGGCAACGTAGACATGGTCAATAGTCCACCGCACTACAATCAAGCAGGGGTTGAGTGTATCGATGCCATACGCGCCGCTACAGACGAAGGTTATCAGTACTACCTGCAAGGAAACATCATCAAGTACCTGTGGCGCTACCGCTACAAGAACGGCGTCCAAGACCTAGAAAAAGCGCAGTGGTACTTGGAAAAACTTATCGAGGAGATCACAGATGAATAATATACTGCCTACCGCTTATCAGCAGTTTATCCACAAGTCCCGTTACGCACGTTGGCTTGACGATGAACAGCGTCGAGAGAACTGGGACGAGACTGTAGAACGCTACCTGCAGTTCATGGTCGATCACGTCAAAGAGAAGCACGACTTTGATATAGAATATATATGTCCCGGTGATGTGGGCAAATTACGTCAGGCCATACTTAGTCAGGACATCATGCCGTCCATGAGGGCTATGATGACTGCAGGACCGGCTCTGGCTCGTGACAACATCTGTGGATACAATTGTAGTTACATTCCTGTGGATAACCCTCGTGCGTTTGACGAGTGCATGTACATATTGATGTGTGGCACAGGCGTGGGTTTCTCTGTTGAGCGCGAGAACGTAGACAAGCTGCCGGTAATCAATGACGGTATGCAACCAACAGATACGGTAATCAAAGTCGGCGACTCTAAACCCGGATGGGCTAAAGCGTTGCGTGAATTGATTGCGTTGCTGTATGCAGGCTACATTCCGAAGTGGGACTTGTCTGCCATACGCCCGTCTGGTGCGCGTCTGAAGACGATGGGTGGTCGTGCTTCTGGCCCGGGTCCGCTCGAAGATTTGTTTAACTTTGCTACACAACTATTTGTAAAAGCACAAGGTCGTCGCTTGTTTCCTATCGAGTGTCACGACTTGATGTGCAAGGTGGGCGAGGTTGTTGTGGTAGGTGGCGTACGTCGTTCTGCCCTGATCAGCCTGTCGAACCTGAACGATGATCAAATGGCACACGCCAAGTCTGGTGCGTGGTGGGAGAACGAAGGACAGCGTGCGCTGGCTAACAACTCTGTTGCTTACAAAGGTAAGCCAGAGATGGGCACGTTTATGCGCGAGTGGCTGGCTCTGTATGACTCCAAGTCTGGAGAGCGCGGCATCTTCAATCGTGACGCTGCCGACAAGCAGGTTGCTCGTAACGAACGTCGCGAGACGGGCCACATGTGGGGCACCAATCCATGCAGCGAGATCATCCTGCGTCCCTATCAGTTTTGCAACCTGTCAGAGGTGGTTGTCCGGGACTACGACACGTTGGAAGACCTAAAAGAAAAGGTCCATCTTGCGACTATCTTGGGCACACTTCAGTCCACACTTACTGACTTCAAGTACTTGAGGAAGATATGGAAGACCAACACAGAAGAAGAACGATTGTTGGGCGTATCCTTGACTGGTATCATGGATCATCACGTCTTATCAAAGAACGTAGACTCCGCTCGTTGGCTCAAAGAGATGAAGCGCGTGGCCGTAGACACAAACTGGGACTTGGCAACAAACGGAATTGGTATTCCACAGTCGGCTGCTATCACCTGTGTAAAACCGTCGGGTACTGTATCGCAACTGGTGGACGCTGCAAGCGGCATTCACGCTAGGCATAGTAAGTATTACATACGCACAGTTCGCGGAGACAATAAAGACCCACTGACACAGTTCCTTAAAGAACAGGGTGTGTACAACGAGCCGGACGTGATGAAGCCGGACAATACGACTGTGTTCTCTTTTGCTATGGAGTCGCCTGACAGTGCGGTCACTCGGGATGATCTGACAGCCATCGAACAGCTAGAGCTTTGGAAGACGTACGCTATTCACTGGTGCGAACACAAGCCGTCTGTGACCATTACGGTCAAAGAGGACGAGTGGATGGACGTAGGTGCGTGGGTGTACGAGAACTTTGACGTGGCC